TCCAGTTAGCTATTTATAAGTGATTTATCTCCAGCGATAAGCTTTTCTATTTCTTGTTCAACAAGTGCAAATTCTTCTTGAAACACCTCTGGGGTTCTGCCTTCTCCTAGAGCAGCAGGAGTTCCCGCAGCTATTAGGGCTTCTTTTAGTGTTTTTTCAATATCGTAATTTAGCACTGTGCACTGGAACCAATTTGCTACATAGCCATCTTTATCAATTAAGTACTTTTCAAAGTTTCCGCCCTGCATTGCGCCATTAGAAATAGGTTGATTAAGCCAAGGTGACAGGTAACCGTCTCTGTTTGGGATTCCCAATTCTTTTTGCTTTGCGGCGTAAGCATGCATTTGATCTTTAATCTCACGGTATAGCTCATGAGTTTCTTTTCTTGGCTGCCCCAACCCATTTACAGAATCATCACCTTTATACGGGCTCAATTCAGTAGCGCTCTTATTTGGGTTTGACGACACCATCTCTGAGAACTTAAAGGTGGTTCCATAAACCTCTTGTCCGTATTCTTGTGAGTCTAGCCCGCAGGTAATGCCTTCAGACCACTTACCCTTAGTAACTCCTGGACCACAGAAGTCATTAGTAGGAATAGCAATAACTTGGAAATCATCTCCACCGTACTTATCTTGAAGCCATTGGAGAACTTCCATTTGATTAGCGTTGCCGCAACCAACTGTTGTATTAGCTAACAGAGTTACTTTACCCTTAAATTGCTCTAAAAACCCAGGGGTTCCCTCGGCCGAGTTAAGTGGTATATCATAGATAGATTTCATAGTTATATTATAGCCTGTCCTTACGGTTGTTTGTCACCTGTATGCTTTGTTATTTCCCAAAAGAATGGGCATGTAAATCTTAAGCCACTCTTGATCTCAGTAACTCCGTGGATATAGTTTTTATCCCCTGGGAAGAAATAAGCAGCGCCCTTTTTAGGCTTAAACTGTACACCCTGCAAAGGAAAGTATAGCTCACCGCCCTCGTAGTCGTCATTTAAATAGAACAAACTTGAGAGGTCATAGTTTGGAAAATCGTTAGGTGTTCCAGCATCAGGGCCCTCATGAAGCTCTTTATCAGCATGGGGTTTTTGAAACTGCCCAGGAAGCCACTTAACAATAGTTGTGCCCGTAGGGTGAACCTCTACCTTATAAAAGTCTTCAATAATAGGCTTTAGTCTTTGAAATAAGCCTGCAATTATTGGGGATATCTTTGGGTCATTTTTATCTAAGGTAGGCTGGGTTGCAACCCTATCTTTCCAGTAATCTGAGTCGTAAGTGACCGTACCATTCTCATTTGTATGGCTTTGAGTTACATCCCAGATTGTTAGAGACTTAGCCGCTTTTTCTAAAAACTCTATCTCTTCTTGAGTCATAAAGTTCTCTAGCTCAACAATCATGTCTTTGCTGTCCCCAAACCAGCCGGATGGGGTCATAGACGGCGTTCTTTTTACTACAGTATATGAATCTTTGTTTTGTTCCATGTTCATAGCATATTCCTTTTCGTTTTATCTACTACCCCTAATTTTAATGCTTTTACTTCATGAGAGCCTTGGGACTCTTCTTTTTCATTTACAGCGTCTCTATACCAGTCTGTCCATTTTCCAGCAGAGTTTATTGCCTGTGCGGCATTCCCATAGGATATGTTTGCGTTTAGTCTTTTTCTATCTGGGTCTTGGTACTCAACAATCTCAATATCTGTCCCATTTAAATTTGACAAAGATATGGGGATAATTGTGGCAACTGGAGTTCCCGCTTTAATAACTACTCGCTTATTTGCAGTCTTTGCCTTAATAGCTAAAGGCAAAGGATTATCATAAAAAGAAGTACTAATTAAAGACGCCATTGTTTCAAACTCATCACTAAAATAATTTACCGGGTTAATGGTAAAAATACTGACGTCCTGATCTGTTCTAAAAACTAGGCCGGTATTTAGGCTTACAGAGGACTGCCCTCTTCCAGAATAGGATCCTTCTGGACTAAATACTTGAACATGATCTGGGGTTTGGTCATTTATACCATCCCAAATAAACTCAATATCTTCTAGACAAGACAGGCCCCAACCAATTACATTTGACTGGGTTACTGGAAAACACCTATACGCATGGTTCTCTGATGTTGCCTCCATCCAGTCTCTTTTAATTGACATGGGTTGAATATCAAACATGGCACCTTGTGTTTTTTCAACTGAGATATTAAACATTAGTCTGCGTCTGCGCTATACATCTCTGGGGTGTGAAACTTTTTGCTGTAGTCAAGCATTGTCACAATAGAATACTTAGTTCCAGAAGTTACGGGCATTGCTTGATGTGGATACATAAAGTTTGATGGGAAGATAAATAGGTCTCCAGCATCTGCTTTAACCTTTAAATTTTGTAATCTAAAGTAAAGCTCCCCACCTTCGTAGTCATCATTTGGATATGCAACTAAAGATACAGTACAGTTATAAGAAAAACCATGGTCGTGGTGCTCCATAAAGTGCTGTCCTGGGCCGTACTTAATAAAGTTAAAGGCTTCCCAGTACTTTAGGTTGTTAATATTATACATCCTTGAGTAGTCTTGAACCGCAGGCAACTTTACATCGTATAGGTCTTGCCACAAAGATTGAAGATTTAAACTAACCTGACTCATGTCATTTTCAATATCTGTCTTTTTAAATTTAAAATCATTGCAGTCACGATATTCTGGCATAAGTTGTTTATACCCAACATATGCTGGTTGCCAAGCATACCCAGTCGTATCTCCTTCTGGCTTAAGGTTAGCCTCAATTCGACCTACAACATTGATATCCTTCTTGATTACGCCTTTATAGCAAAAAATGCCATTACCTAAATCAACTTTTTCTGTCCATGTTTGCATTATATTCTCCCTATTTGTAGTCTCTTTTTGACCAAACTTTGTTTTGGTATACTCCGCCATCAGGCTGACGGTAAAATTGCATGTTATTCACTAGTTTATCATACATTGTAGATTGATCTGGAATCTCTATTTTGTGTTCCCAGTTTTCTCTTTTAAACGGAAGAACCTGCAGGTACGGGGTTCCTTCGGGTATTGTACCTTCCCAACCTTCTGGAAGAAAAAACGGAAAAGTTCCAAGGAAATGAAGCTTATCTGAGTCTACTACGCCAGTAGTATTTAAAAATGGCAGGTCAAACCTATTCATTGGGGTCATAAACAGCGCACTGTATCCTTCTGGGAGCTCTAACCCCCAAGGAGAACTCCAAGCAAAGTGGGTTTGATAGTACCCCTTTGGGTGTTCAAACTGTGGCATAGGAGGTCGTTGAGTACAAAAATCTTTATACTTAGGGTCATCAATTTTTACGTCTATGATTCCCTGGTCATTTTTATAAAAAACTAAGTCGCACGGTGTTTTAAAAATGTATCCAGTTGTAAAGGAGTCCATAAGAGCAGGGCACGCCTTCCACGTAGGAATCTTTCCATAGTCATCAGTTGTGCCTTCTTTAGGGAACGGGCAGACTTCTTTTGGCGCCTTGTAGTATTCCCCGTTTGGCATTTTTGCAAACCTATCTGCATCTTTGTACCAATCTGGCATCTGTGTTTGTGTTGGCGCTGGGACAGAAATATGCTTCTTATCTATCCATGGGCGAAAAGATCTAAATATAGCGACTAAAGACATTACTTGTGCCCCAATTCATTGATATCTGTCATAACAACAACGCAGTATTTTGTCCCCGAAACCATTGGCAGGGATGCATGCTCATAAATATAGTTTGATGGGAAGACTGCAATGTCCCCAACTTTTGGCTTATAAACTAAGTTATCAAGTCTTGGGAACTTTATGTCTCCACCTTCATAATCATCGTTAATATAGATGACGGCAGACACTGTACAGTTGTAGGCAGGTCCATGGTCTGCGTGGATATTAAAGTGGGTTCCCGACCCGTCGTATTTTACAAAGTTAAATGCCTCATAATACACAACATTAATGCCCCAATATTTTGCATAATCGTCTATGCAGTATTTAAGTTTTTGATATATTTCTTCGTGCAGATCTATTAGTTCTGAGTTAGTTTCGTCCCTAGGTCCAAGGTTTTCTTGCTTATATTTAAAATCTACGCAGTCTCTGGCCTTTTTAATTGGTACATCAGAATTAGTTACTTGGGCTTCCGACCACTTATATTTGCTACCAGTAGACAAATTGGACTCAAGTACGTTAATGTATCTTTTAGAATCATCCAAAGAAAAAGTATTATGATATACATTTAGCCCTAGTCCTGGATTGCTAATAGTGATGTCGCTTTGTGGCATTAGTCTTGCAACCCTATCCGAAGCTGTCTCAGACCTATCCTTTGTAAACCAAGGATTTTCATTTTCGTCGTATATACCCATAAGATTTCCTATCTTTAAACGTTATAGCCCTATTATAGCGTAAACTGGAGGATTTAATATTTGGGTGCGGCGAGTGTTGCCACTCATTTAGGGGGTTGCCCTATTTTTATGGCGCTACGTAGTCGGGATTTTTTGGATTTTGCGGGTGCCACTCTGTCAGCCTAGCTATCTCTGAAACAGTCCTATTTTTTATGATAAACTTTGTACCATCAAAAGATGCGTTTGGTGAGACAACATGGTGCCCATAAGGATACTCAGTTAAGTTTACCACAGTAGGGTTACTTAGTAGGATTGCCGCAAAATATTCAGACGTTTGAAATATTTCAATGTCGCCGTTATCTTTTGTTATCTCAAGAGTAGGGCCATCGTGAGACGTATACTCGCTAGAAATATCACGTATCCCAGTGTTTTTTGTAAACAGATTAGCACCTTCTTCTGTGACTACAAAATCATAGACGCATTCTCCGTCAATAACAAAAGTTAATGGTGCCCCCCGTAACTTATCTCTATCACGGACATAAGTAATATCTAGCTCGTTAATCATAATGCCTCTTTTCTTATTTTATAGATCATTAGCATTGACCACCAGATGTGAAGGATGAGGTACAGGCCCCAACATAGCCACAACCAGGAGTTCCATAATAGTAAACATCTGAGCCACCACACTTATTTGGCGCACTTACTGGGAAGTAAGGTGGGAAGAATGGCGGGAAGAATGGGAATGATGGCGGGAAGAATGGCGGGAAGAACGGCGGGAAGAATGGAAAGAATGGTGGGAAGAATGGTGGGAAGAATGGGAAGAATGGAAAGAAGGGTGGGAAGAATGGCGGGAAGAATGGGAAGAACGGTGGGAAGAATGGTGGGAAGAACGGGAAGAATGGAAAGAACGGAGGAAAAAATGGTGGAAAGAATGGAAAGAACGGCGGGAAGAATGGTGGAAAGAATGGAAAG